GTCACGAAGAGAAAAAATCCCGTTTACAAGCAATGCTTACTTGGCTATGTTTATTACAGGAGGAAACGCAATGTTACTTACTAAAGGCAAGAAAGCCTACGCAAAAGCAAGGATAAAAGGCATGTCGCAAACTCAAGCCGCAATAGCGGCAGGTTACTCCGATAAGTGCGCCAAGCAGACCGGATATAAACTTGCCCGTGATCCTGATGTTTTGGCATACATGGATAGGCTCGCTAGCATAAACCCTGAAATAAAGCCTCCGAAACAGGGCAGGGTTAAAAAAGAGATTGAAAAGGTGGTTAGTCAGAAAGAGGAGCCTTGTTCTTTTGAAACGGAAGTAAAGGCTCCTGAGGTCGAACATAAAAAAGATGCCTTTGAAAATGCCAAAGAGCCTAAAAAGTCAAAGACACTGGAAACAGATCCTCTCGCTATTCTCACAGAAATAATGAATGACAGGGAGGCTTCGGAGAAAGATAGGATAGAGGCGGCTAAGGCGTTGGCTCTATATACTCTTGGCAATCCTAAGGGTGTTCAGGGTGGCAAAAAAGATATGCAGAGGGAAAAAGCAAAGGAAGCGGCAGGGAAGTTTTCGCCCGCTCCCGCTCCTTTAAAGGCTGTTAAATGATAATTTGGTCAACCGCCTGTCCTGACTGGGAGGAGCGGCTTATCAATCAACAGCCGATTATCCCGCCGCCGATATTTCCCGATGAAGCTGAAAGGGCTTTGTCTATTTTCAAGCAGCTTCGTATTCCTGATTTACCGGGCAAGCCTACTTTTGGAGAAGTTTCAGCGCCTTGGGTCTTCGACTTCGTACGGGCGGTTTTTGGCGCCTACGATTCAGTAACCGGTGTTCAGTATATCCGTGAATACTTTCTTTTAATAAGCAAGAAGAATACCAAATCCACAATAGCCGCTGCAATTATGCTTACGGCGCTAATCCTATGTTGGCGTGAGGAAGAAGAACATTTGATTCTTGCTCCAACAAAAGAGGTAGCCGATAACAGTTTTAAGCCTGCTGCAGGTATGATTAGAGCGGATGAAGAGCTTATGGATATGTTTCAGGTTCAGGAACATATCAGAACTATTACTCACAGGATTTCACGGAATAGCCTTAAATCTGTTGCTGCGGATACTGAAACGGTTTCTGGGAAGAAGGCGGGGAAAATACTTCTAGATGAACTCTGGGTATGGGGAAAGTCTGCTAAGGCGGATGGTATGCTTATGGAAGCCACAGGCGGACAGGTGAGCAGGGATGAAGGGTGGGTTATCAGCCTGACAACTCAGTCAGATGATCCTCCCGCTGGTGTCTTCAAGGACAAATACGATTATGCCCGTGATGTCCGTGACGGGAAAATTGTAGACCCTAAGTTCTTGCCCGTAATATATGAGTTTCCTGAGAAAATGATTGAACGCAAAGAATACATGAACCCTGATAATTTTTATATCAGTAATCCGAATATCGGGCGATCAGTCAGTAAAGAGTGGTTGGCAGACAACCTGAGGAAGAATAAAGATAAGACTGATGGTAGCTTTCAAAAGTTCCTCGCTAAACATTTGAATATCCCTATCGGTATGAACCTGCGGGCTAACAGATGGGCGGGCGCTGATTTTTGGCAGAGTTCATGTGTTGAGATGACGCTTGAACAGCTTATTGAGCGTTCGGAAGTTATAACGATAGGGATTGATGGCGGGGGATTGGATGACTTGCTTGGTCTGTATATTATCGGCAGGGAAAAGGGAACGGGCTTAAAGCTCGGTTATGGCTATGCTTGGGCGAATACAAGCGTTTTACAACGAAGAATGGAGATAGCCCCGCAATTAAGGGATTACGAAAAGCAGGGGCATTTGAGTATTGTTGAGAATGTGGGCGAAGATATAGTTCAGCTTGCTGATATGATTGAAATGATACGTGATACTGGTCTGCTTTATCAAATAGGTGTCGATCCTATGGGGCTGGGCTCGATTGAAGAAGAGCTTGCAAATAGAGATATAGATGCCGATACTTATATCAGGGCAGTTTCTCAAGGCTGGAAGCTTGGGGGCGCAATCAAAACCGTTGAGCGTTGGTTAGCAAGCGGGCATATGAAAGCGGCTAATCAGGCTATGATGGCTTGGCAGGTCAGTAATGCAAAGATTGAACCAAGATCGAATGGTATATTAATTACAAAACAGGCTTCAGGGTTTGCTAAAATTGACTGCTTGATTGCTTTATTAAATAGTGCTAGTATAATGATGAATAACCCTGAGTCTCAATCGAGTATAGACGACTTTTTGAGGAGTCCGATTATAGTATGAAAAAGATAAAAGGAAAAATCAGAAACGCTATCTTGGATTGGCTCGGAGTTCCTTTTGATTTAAGTTCCCCTTTCTGGGCTGAATGGGCAGGAACTAAGTCCGCTGGACAAAATGTTAATGAACAGAGCGTATTGTCTTTATCGGCGGCTTGGGCTTGTGTAAGGCTTATATCGGAAACAATAGGCACACTGCCTTTGCATCTTTACGAGAGAACGCCGGACGGACGCAAGCAAGCAAAAAATCATCCTTTATATTCAATAATCCATCAAAGACCTAATATAGACAGCACAGCAACCACATATTGGGAATCCGTTATTGCTTCTCTTTTGCTTCATGGCAATGCTTTAAGCCGTAAATTGCTTATCAATAACCGTGTTGTCGGACTTGAGTATTTATCATGGGACAGGCTGAGTATCCAGAAACTGTCCAATGGCGATTGTAAAATATACTACACCGAAAAAGACGGCACACGTTCTCTTATTCCTGAGAATAGGGTTTTCAATATTACGGGCTTCTCACTTAATGGAAAATGGGGCATATCAGCCATACGTTATGGGGCTTCTATTTTCGGTTCGGCGTTGGCTTCAAATGCGGCGGCGAATACCACATTTGAACATGGATTATCCCCTACGGTTGCTTTTTATATGGAACGAGTACTGACAAAAGAACAAAGAGAGGAGTTTAAGGCAGGGTTGGAGTCCATTAAGGGCGCAATCAACGCTGGAAAGTCTCCTTTGCTTGAAGGCGGGATGAAGGCTGAACCTATAGGCATACCGCCTAGGGATGCCCAATTGCTGGAATCTCGTTCATTCAGTGTTGAAGAAGTCTGCCGTTGGTTTGGCGTTGATCCTTCTATGGTGGGGCATGGAAACGCAGTCAGCAACTGGGGAACAGGGCTTGAACAGAAAATGATAGCTTTTCTCACATTCACATTGCGTCCTTGGCTTACGAGGGTTGAACAGGCGATAAGCGCAAGCCTTCTGACTCCCGCTGAACGTGGCAAGTATTATGCCGAGTTCAGCATAGAAGGGTTATTAAGAGCCGATAGCGCAGGAAGATCCGCTTTTTACAGCACAATGGTTAACAACGGTATCTTTACAAGGGATGAAGTTAGGCAGCGTGAAAACCTGCCCACAATGGGCGGCAATGCAAACGTGCTTACTGTTCAATCCGCAATGATTCCGATAGACGATATAGGAAAGTCTACACAGGGCGAGAGTGTTAGGAATGCTTTGGCTTCGTGGCTGAGTGAGGTTAATAATGGACAAAATAAAGCAGATAATGAATAACCGTCCATCTAAGAATATGGGCTGTGATATAAGCCCTCGTGCGCTTGAAAAATGGAATCCTGCCGTCAACGCTTCGGAGAGCGGGAAGAATACCATAAGCATCCTTGATGTCATTGGTGATGATTTCTGGGGTGAAGGCGTTACAGCTAAAAGGGTTGCGGCGGCTTTAAGGTCTATCGGGGAAAATAACGATGTTGAAGTGATCATCAATTCCCCCGGCGGTGACCTGTTTGAGGGGCTCGCTATTTATTCCCTCCTTAAAGAGCATAAAGGGAAAGTCACTGTAAAAGTTCTTTCTCTTGCTGCCTCAGCCGCTTCTGTAATAGCTATGGCAGGTGATGAAATAAAGATTGCCAGAGCCGGATTCTTCATGATTCATAATACATGGGTTTTCGGAATAGGCAACAGGCATGACCTGCGTGAAATTGCGGACTGGCTAGAGCCTTTTGATTCCGCTATGGCTGACATATACCAGTCACAGACAGGGAACGATATTAAGAAGATCGTTTCGATGCTTGATAACGAGACATGGATTGGCGGAACAGCAGCTATTGAACAAGGATTTGCAGATTCCTATCTTGATTCAGACGAGATAACGGAAGATAATAAAAATAATGCTAAGTTCTCCGCTCAGAAACTTGACCTGATTATGGCTAAGTCGGGCATTCCTCGCAGCGAGAGACGAAAACTGATAGCAGACATAAAGGGAAGTACGCAAAACGCTACAGACACGCAAAACGCTGTCACCTTTAATGAGCAGTTGGTTAAATTAACTTTTGATCATAAATTGGAGGTATAGAAATGGATGAAAGAGATTTTAAGCAGCTTAATGCTGATCTCAAGGACGTAAATGATAAGCTTAAAGCTTATGCGGAAGATGCGGCGAAGCTTGCGAAAGAACACAAGGCACTCAGCGCCGAAGCTAAAGAGAGTGTTGATAAGCTTCTTTCTGCTCAGACTGACATATCTGCCCGTATTCAGGAACTGGAACAGACGATGGCTTCGGGATTCAATAATCAGGAAAAAGGCAAACCTCAGACTTACGGCGATGTGTTCATGTCGCTCGAAGAAACTGAACCCGCTCTGGCTAAACTCGCCAAAGGCGGGAAAGGCTCGTACACTGCAAGCGTACAGGCGGCTCTTACTAACGATATAGGTCTTGCTGAGCCTCAGAGAGTGCCCGGTATCGTCACGCCGCCTGAAAGAAGGCTTACTATTCGTGACCTTCTGACATGGGGCAGAACAAGCACAAACAGCATTGAGTATGTGAAGGAAACAGGCTTCACAAACAATGCCGATGTGGTTTCAGAGAATCCTTCTGCGGGCAAGCCTGAGTCTACTCTCACCTTTGAGGTGCTTGCGGCTCCTATCGCAACCATCGCACACTGGGTGCATGCGTCAAAACAGGTTCTCTCTGATGTTGCGATGCTCCAGTCTTACCTTAGCGGAAGACTGGTTTATGGTCTCAAACTGAAGGAAGAAGCTCAACTTCTGAAAGGCTCCGGCGTTGGTCTGAACATCAACGGGCTTTACACTCAGGCGTCTAACTACCTTAACCCCGGCGTTACCGTTGCGAATGAAACGGGAATAGACCGCCTAAGAATTGCCATGCTTCAGGTTCAGCTTGCTGAATATGATGCTGATGCAATCGTCCTGAACCCTATCGACTGGGCGAACATTGAGCTTACCAAAGACAGTATGAACCGCTACATCCTCGCTAATCCCTTCGGCGTGACAGGTGCTGTTCTCTGGGGTAAACCTGTTGTTCCCACTCAGGCGATGGGTCTGGGCGAGTTCCTCACAGGTGCTTTTGCCATGGGTGCGCAGGGATGGGACAGAGAAGACATTTCTGTCACTATCGCAACACAGGATCAGGATGACTTCATCAAGAACATGGTCAAAATCCTTGTTGAAGAGCGTGTCGGTCTCACAGTGTACCGCCCTGAAGCGTTTGTTAAAGGCGATTTCAGCACCGCTTCCTCAATCTAAAAATAGCCCCTTCGGGGGCTTCCCTTTATTGGAGGAGAGATGATAAAGGCGATACCTTTAATCACATTTGAGCACAATGGAACAAAGAAGCGGGGCGCAGTTTACGAGTTCTCGGATCAAACCGCCAAGCTTCTCGCTGCTAAAGGACTGGTGGAACTTTTACCCATGAATGTAAAAAAAAACATAACAGAATCTTCTGTTGTATTGCCAGCGGAGCAAGCCTTACCAGAGCCGACTGTGACAAAGTCAGAGAGTGGCGTTTCTCGGAAACGGACGAGGAAAGAAAAGTCATAGTCATAAACAATACTTATCAGCTTTGTGAATGGGCTGATATACTGTATGGAATGGATCGTAAATGGTGGGAAGTCATGAAACCTGAATTTAAAGGGCAGAAGCTCACCTCGGTTGACGGATGTAAGTACGCAGATAAAGCCCCTTCCTTGGTCGGCAAAAACTCAGGGATTGGGGCTTTGTTTTTAGCAAGGCATTTAGGAGCGGAAAGAATCATCATGCTTGGATATGATTGTAAAGTCGGTGTTAACGGCAAAAGGCATTGGCACGGCGATCATAAACAGGGCTTAGGTAATGCGGGGTCGCTTCCTCAGTGGGCGGGGCAGTTTATGACGGCTTCAAATACGCTCCAAAATATAGATGTTTTAAATTGCACAAGAGATACGGCTTTAAACATTTTCCCAAAGGCTGTTCTTGAGGATGTTTTATGTTAATACCGTTGGAAGATATTAAATATCACCTTAGAGTTTCTCAGGAACCTGATTCAGAGCAAGATCCGCAGATCGAATTGATGTATGAAGCTGCTCTTGATTATTGCCATAGATTTATCGATACGGATATACCTATGGATTCCAATGGTTTAAATCCATCATTCAGAGCGGCGGTTCTGCTCGTGATCGGGGATTTGTTTGAAAACAGGGAATCCGGTTCAGGAGCGGATTATTCGCCGAACAAGACCGTTGAAAGGCTCTTGCACTTCCATAGAAGGAATCTTGGCGTATGAAAGCGGGTAAGCTTCGTCATAAGATACAGGTGCAGAAAAAGACGGCCGCTCAAGATAATATCACTGGGGCGGTTACATATACATGGTCTAAGCTTGCTGATGTATGGGCAAGCATAGAGCCTTTATCCGCAAGAGAGTTTATAGCGGCTCAGGCGGTTCAATCGAAGGTCTCCGCAAGGATAACGATCAGATACAGGGACGATATTGACGCAACCATGAGAATACTTCACGGAAATAAGATATATAATATCGCCGGAGTATTGGCAGATCCCAAATCAGGATTGGAATATATAACGCTTCCTGTGAGTGAGGGCGTTAATGAAGGGTAAGTGTATTATTGTTGCTGATGGTCGGAGCGCACAGGGGTTTAAAGCTCCGAAAGGCGTTACCGTCATAGCCGTGAATGGTGTCATAGAATGGATTGATAGGGCGGATTACTGGTTTACACTTGATCCGCATCCGGACAACCAAAGAAGGATGTTAAACAGGCGCAAAGGTGTTATTTATTGCGCCGCAGTGGATAACGGCTATATTTTACCAAAAGGGATTAATCGTTATCAGCGGATTTCAGGCAGAGGGGAAGAACCTGAGGATAAAAACAGTGTAGAATGGGTTTTATGGCGTTATTCATGCGTATTAGGGTTAGATACTAGGAAAGGGTGTATAAGCACAGGAAATAGCTCCTACGGGGCTTTAGGACTGGCTTATCATCTAGGTTTTAGAGATGTGGCTCTAATAGGCGTGGACGGCGATAAAAGCAAGCGTGTGAGCGGTGGCTTTTCCGGCGAGTTAAAGCATTTGGGAGCCTTGTTTGCTTCCGCTGTGGGTCAAATAAATGTGGTATCATGTGGGAAGCTGGACGCAATCCCTCAGATGTCTTTAAAGGATTGGTTATGCGAATAGTAACTCTTTTGCGCTCAGGCGGAGATTTCATACAGCATTATCTCTATGATCTTGTTAACGGGATAATAAAACATAACCCTGATGCGGAGATTTACTGCTTAACAGATATGCACATAGAACATAAGAACATTAAACCTATCTTTATGCAGGATTTACCGCCTAAATGGTGGGGAAAGCTGCTTTTGTTTGAACTTTTTAAGGAAGGTTCAACTTTATATATGGATATTGATACGGTATGCGTTGGTAAATTAAATACGTTGTTCAGGAGAACAAAAGGCTTTACAATGCTTGAAAACGTATACCGTAAAGGGCATGTAGGCTCCGGTGTTATGTCATGGATGGGCGATTATTCATACCTCACGGAAGAATATAAATCCATTGGGGCTGATGTGGTGCATCGTGAATATACCACAACAATGAAATGGGGTGATCAGGGCTTTATTGAGCATAATTTGAGAGATAAACCAGACTTTTTTGGCAGTAAATGTTTGAGTTATAAAGCTCAGGTAGCTAATAAAATGCTTAGATTGCCAAAAGAAACGTCACTTGTATATTTTCATGGCAAGCCTAGACCGTGGGAAACATCGTCCTGTAAGCTGGCTTTATGGAGCAACTGAAATGATAAATGCGAAGTTTCATCTTAATGGGTTAGCAGATATATATGTTAACTTGAAGGAAATATCTGATGTGCTTGGCGGAAATGAGGCTGGAAAGCCTGCAAGAAACGCACTTTATAAAGCCGCTAGGAGCATAAAAAATAGAGCTATCAAAAAAGCTGAGGCTATAGATAGACCGGAAACGCCCGAAAAGATTTTCCTTAATATCGCAGTAAGGGCAATGAAATATCCTCAGAGGGAAGGCGGGAACATCGGTTATCGAATAGGCGTTCTCGGCGGGGCTAAAGATTTGAGCAAACAAGGCGAAATAATGAACCCTAACAGAGATAATCCCGGCGGCGATACATGGTACTGGAGGTTGGTTGAATTCGGCACTGAACATTCAGCCGCCAAACCTTTTATGCGTCCTGCAATGACTGAGGGTAGGGAAGAAGCCATGGAAATATTCGCTTCCGAAATGAGGAAAGAGATAGAGAAGGCATTGAGGAAATTTAAATGAAAACTGCTCCTATTTTCGCCGCATGTAACAGCAATACAGGTGTTACAAGCCTTCTTAAAGGCTCTGATAACGTATTAAGAGTATTTATGTTTGGCGAAGCTCCGCAGAATGTCCAATATCCTTATGCTGTATGGCAAATGATAAGCGGTTCGCCTGAGAACTATCTTGCGTGTCGTCCCGATATTGAAACGCATTTAATTCAGGTTGATGTTTATGCTAAAACTTCATCCGATGCCCGCAGTGTTGCAAACGCTATAGAGTATGCTATAGAGGATAAGTGCTATATCATAGGTTACAATGGAGAGTTTATCGATCCAGAAACAAAGAATTTCCGTTCATCTTTCACGGTGGAATGGATGATAAATAGATAACGGAGGTCTGAAAATGGCTAAAATGACTATGGGAACAAGTATATTCGCAATCCTACCTATCTTGGATTCGGATATGTTGCCTACTTCCAATATGGAGGTAGTGAATCTGGGATGTGTAAAGGGGATCAATGTCGGTGATAATCAGGCGGAACAGGTTGATGTAACGTGCCTTGAAGCATTCGCAAGGCAGTATGAGGCGGGTATCGAAACACCGGGTACAAGTTCTCTCACACTTGATGCCGATCCGTCCATTAATCAGCACATACGACTTTACAGAGCAACAAAAACGGTAAACGGTAAACGCCCTACAATAAAGTTTGCCGTTGGTTGGTCTGATGGAACAAGTGTACCTACACTTGCAACCGATTCTGACGGTAATACGGACTTTACTCTCCCGACTGATCGCACATGGAACAGGTTTGACGGGTATGTAGCTGGATTTCCCTTCAATTTTCAGGTTGGAGCGGCGGTCACATCAGAGGTCTCTATCCAGAACACAGGAGAGAGCAACTGGTATCCGAAGGCGGCTTAATCTATGGCTAAAACGCTTAATATCGATACTGTAAAAGCTTCCGGCGGATTCGTGGGCGGCATGGAGAAGAAAACCGTTACATGGAAGAATATGAAGGGGGAGGAATTTGAGGCGGATGTCTACGTTAAGCCTTTTTCATATGCGAATGTGATAAGCGGTGTTTTGGAATCCGATAATGCAGAAAAAGCCGCTCGGAATATCGCTCTTTGCATATGCGATGAAAACGGCAATCCCATATTCTCTTATGAGGATATAACGGGAACTTCCGATCCCGATCGTGGAGCTTTGGACGCTGGTTTAACCTTCGCTTTGCTTAACGCTATAGGCGAGGTGAACTTGGGAAAGATGGAAGCGGAGAAGAGCAAGACTTAACCTTTGATGATGAATTTTGGCATGAACTTGTGCTGTGCGGTATTGGTGGTCGCACAGTACAAGAAGCCAAAGAGAATCTATCTTATAAAGAAGTATTGTCTTGGGTGAAATACCGTAAGAAAAGAGGTTGTCTGAATACCAACCTCCGCTTAGAAAGAGCGATTGGAACACTGACTTATTTATTCCACCAAGTACATGGCAGAAACTCAAAAGATGTTGATATATATGACTTCCTGCCTTTTGAGGATAAACCTGCAGAGAAGGCGGAAGAAAGAGAGATAACCTTAGAAGAAATGATGGCTATTTGGTGATAATATGGCGGGCAAATCTTTAGGCACATTAACGCTTGACGTTGTTGCGGATACAGGCAATTTACAGGTAGGTCTACGAAAGGCGGGCGAAACAATGACCGCCTTTCAAAAACGCCTTAATACAATAACAACGGGTCAGGATTCCGCTTATCAGGGCGCAATGAGCCGAATGTCAAATTATTATGCCAAGCTTGAGAAAACATCTGAAAAGGCTGTTAATAAACTCGTTGCCCACTCAAATACTCTCGCAGGAATTGAAAATCAGCGAAAGATTGCACTCGAAAACCTTAATAAAGTTTTCCATGAATCTGAAAGAAGTAGCGATGCTTATCGTGTTGCTCTCGAAGGCATAGAATCCTCTTATGCTATGGGCGTTAATAGAGTTAATGCTTATAATAAAGCCCTCGGAATGACGGGCGATAAATCCCGTTTTGCCCGTCATGAAATGTTGAATCTTTCATATCAGCTTAATGACGTTTTTGTCGGCTTCATGTCAGGTCAAAGACCTATGACTATTTTTGCCCAGCAGGGTGCGCAGATTGGGCAGATTGCGGTTTCGGCAGGGCTGGGCGTTAAAGGTCTCGCAGTCGCTTTAGCTTCAATGGCTAAGTCTGCGGCTTTAGCGGCGGGAGCTTTTCTTTTAAACCCTTACGTTTTGAGCTTCACTGCCGTTCTTGGCGGTGCGGTATATGCAATCAAACAGTTTAATGATTCCATTGATGACACAAGAAATATTGATGAATTTGCCAAGAGCATAGGTCTTACTCGTGAACAGGTGAAAGCTTTTAAGGAGGAACTTGATGATCTAGGCGGAAGCAGCGCAGGTTTTCTCGATACTATAGGTGCATTCTTTGAACTTGGCAAAACAGATAGTGGAAACTGGTATATCCCCCTTGATCAGCTTATTAAAGATTTCGACGGCGCATTGGCTAAAATGGGTAAATCAGTTGAAGATAAGCTCGATATAAGGCAAGCCGAAGCCTTAGTCAAAATTCTTGAGGATGATTATTTCAGGGCACTCGATCATATCATCTCACAAGAGGAAAAGCTTAATAGAGAATATAAAAACCGTGTTGATGTAATAAGAGCCTATGCAAATGCTTCAAATAAAGCTGCATTGTCTTTAGGCAAAGACATTCTTTTCACCGAAGAAGCTATCCAGAAGCTTATCCAAGCGCAAGATAAATTCTTCGATGATAAGAAATGGGAAGAATGGAAGAAGGGCACAGAAGGTATAAGAACGGCTTATAAGCGTGTTCAGGAAAGTGGACTTACTGCTCTCGAAAGACTCCGGAAAGAGCATGAAGAAAACAAGAAGGCGATATATGGAGCCAATATTATTGGCGAGATAAGCGTTCAACAGCTTAATATTGACCTGCTTAAAGAAGAAGCCCGTTACAGGGAAGAAATAAATAAATATAAAGAAAGCGAAGAGAAACGTAATAAAGCGGCAAACAAGGATATTGAACGCCGTTCCGATATAATGAAAAAACTTAACGCTGAACTGGATAACGAGATTGCCCGCATGGGTATGCTTTCGGGTGAACTTGCCATTCAGCAGTCGATAGATAAAGCAAATGAAAGGCTTATTAAAGTCGGAACGCTTACGTCATCCGAAGAGCAGAGTATGCGGACAAGGCTTTCGCTCCTTCAGGATCTTAAAAAGGTTCAGGTTGAATATGAGGGAATATATTCCCGCATGTCTGAAAATCCCGACAAAGCTCTCAGCGCAGGTCTGACCGCACTCGCCAAGGCTCAGAAGGATCTGGGGCTTTCTACTGAACAATATAGGACTGAATATAACCGCCTGATGGACACATGGGAAGCGGCAACCGATCCGCTTTACCAGATAAACAAAGAGCTTGCAGAACAGCAAAGGCTTTTCGGTTTATTCGGCGATGACAGAACGGTTGCGGCACGCCTTACGCCTGATGTCACGGCTGGAATGACTTCCGCACAGCAAGCCGAAGGTGAAAAAGCTATCAGGACATCCGAAGAGATGGCACGCATGCAGAGTAAGCTTGACGGCTTATGGACAGAAAACGCAGGTGCAGTCAGAAACTATACTGAGAGCATAAAGGCGTTAAACGAAGCCGAAAGCCAAGGGATAATAACATCAACGCAGCATGGAGTAGCGGTCAAAGACCTTAATATCCAGATGCTTCAACTTCAAGCTTTACGTGGTGATTTCGATAACCCATTTGAGGCGTGGTCAAGTGGACTTGCCATGTACGCATCAGATTACAAAGGGGTTATGGCTGAATTGCAGACTATAGGGGCGAATTTTACATCTTCATTTGCTAATGGCATGTCAGACGCTTTCGCAAAATCGATCATGGCTGGCGATTCCTTTAAGGACAGCATGTATGACCTTGCTCAAAACGCCTTGCAGATGGTTATCAGTCAACTTATTCAGATGGCTATACAGGCAATGATTGTACGTGCTATTATGGGTTTCGGAATAGCGGGTTTTGGTTCGGCGGGAGCGAATAGTATCACAGGGGCGGTAGGAGCGGGCTTCGGACCCGGACTTGCAACTGGCGGATATACTGGAAACTTGCCAAGAGATAAGGCGGTGAACTATGTTCATGGTCAAGAGTTTGTTGTCAACGCTAATGCCACAGCGAGAAACAGGGCTTTGCTCGAATCAATCAACGCAGGGAAACCCGTTACGGCTGACATGGTGAATACCAGAGAAAGTGCCAAAGTCAATGTGAATATCCAGAATTACGGAACTGATAAAGCTTTTGAGGTTCAGCAGTTGAGCGCCGAAGAAATACGGATTATCGCTCGTGATGAGGTCAAGACACAGACTCCTAAGATTTTCTCTCAGCAAATGAGCCGCCCAAACAGTGAAATATTCAGTGCTATTTCCCGTAATACTGATATACGTCCGAGGAGATAACTATGCCTAAATTAAACCTTTGCCCATTGCAAAACGGTTACAGCTTCACACTGTCAGAAGAGGCTATAGCTACAGTTCTTAGAGGCGGTAAACCTCGGATCAGACAAGATATTATTGGAGCATGGAAGGTTGTCAATGTTTCATGGAATCTCGATATGTTCAAGTACGATTATTTCATGGCTTTTTATCGTTCTTCAATAAACCATGGAACATTGCCGTTTGATATTGACCTGATAGTGGATAATGCATCATTGGCTGAATATACAGCGCAGTTTATCCCCGGCTCTATTTCTATACCGGAAATCAGCGGTGGAAGAAGGGTCATAACCGCACAGTTATTCGTTAAGCCGTTGGCGATAGATTCAAATTTCGATGAATCTCTTGTTCTTATGTATGAGCTTTATGGAGATCAGGCGTTAAATATTATTAATCTGTTAGGAATAACTGTGAATACTTATTTACCGGATGCGTTAGGTGCTTAATGAGCAGATTGAGCGAATTTTATCTTAATTCAAAATCCTGTGTCGTGATGTTTGAGACTCTTGAGATCTCACATCCCAATTTTACTCAAATATATAGGGTCGTCCGTAATCATTGCGAAGGTATTACCGCTACAATAGAGACCAGCGAACAAGTGTTTTTTCAATATTTACCTATGAGTATAGAAAGAATGAAAACTCTCAATAATCTGGATTTTGGTTTAAAAGTCACGTTCGGGGATTTAGGCGAAATCATACCTAATGAGATTGACGCCGTTATGGCGGCGGATGCAAGACATATTCAGCCAACTGTTAAATATAGAATATACCGCTCTGATGACCTGACAGAACCGCTTGATGATGTATGGACTCTAGAGATCAAGAAGATGGGTTTCACAAGCGAGGGCTGCACTTTTGAAGCGGGCGCACCGGAAATGAATTCCAACGGAACAGGGGAGAGATCAACTATGAGCCGGTTCAGCGGGCAGCGGGGCTTTTTATGATGGGGCTTGATGCGTTTTTCATGCGTAAATATGACAAAAATAATTATAACTGCGCCCACTTCGTAGTAGAAGTTTATAAACACCTTACAGGGCGTGATATAACAGCAGAAATGCAGGGTTTTCTGTTTCCCATAGGAGAACGAGAAGCTTCGTTATCATTGCGCCGCACATTCAAAGAGACTGCGAAGCCTATTGAAACATCTATTGTGCTGTTTCAAGGGCGCAGAGTTGCGCCTCATGTGGGCATTTATCTTAACCGTAAGGTTTTTCATCTTACGGAATCAGGGGTTTATCATATGCCTGTCGAGGTGGTTAAAATAGGATTTAAGACTGTGAGGTTTTTTTCATGCTGAAGACTGTTTATGTTTCAGATTCATCGTTAGGCAAAAGGAATTTAAAAAAATACAAGACTGATAGTATTACAAAACTACTCAGCAATCTTTATCCGACAATGCCTGATACGGCGAGGATATACCATAAAGTTGTTTGTAAGAAATATGATGTGACCCCTCATGATGGGGCGAGTGAAGAGTATATGGAAAGCCTTGAAGGCACTTTCTGGGTCATTATTTATCCGGGTACAGGTATAGAAACATGGGTAATAGTTTCTGCCGTTTTGCTAACTCTTAGTATAGCTGCGGTATTCATGTTTAAACCAAAAATACCCAGCATAACGGCGAGGAATACGAGAGCGCAAAGCCCGAATAATGAACTATCCGCAAGAGTAAACAGAGAACGCATCAACGGTAGGATTAATGATATTTTCGGTACTGTCCGTTGTACTCCCGACCTTATCGCCCCTCCTTACACCGTTTTTGAAGATAATCAGGAAGTCGAATATGCTTTAATGCGTATCGGGCAAGGAAGTTATGATATACCTCTCGATGAAATAAAAGACGATACAACGCCCGTAAGTCAGATTGACGGCATGAGCGTTGAGATTTACGGCGAAAACACAAGACCTATTCAAAATGTAACCTATGAAGATTGTAAAGTCGTATACTCCGTTTATTCAAATGGTACAAAAGCAATTTCCTTAAGGATCTATGGGGTTGATTCTAGTGGTGGTGACTTACCTGATAACATCATTAATGGTTATGGTGTCTATACGTTCCCTCATGAAGTTATAGAAAGTTTTGATTGGGGAGAATACACGCCTTCTAATACATGGGAAATACAAACGGCAGGATGGTTAGCGGGTTTCGGTGCCGATGCTTCTTGGTCTATAACATTTAATCAAATCTATGGAACAACTGGGGGTACTTCGGGAACATGGGAAGGAGTATTAGCCTTTAACGGCTCTCCAGAAATCAGGATCGGTCAGGCTATATCAGAACCCCTTAAATATATTTCGAGAACAACCGCTGTTAATGGGCAGGTGCTTAGACCGCCAAACGGCTACATCGTGAGGGGCAATAACAATATCCGCTTTATTTCTCCAAATATAATTGAGACAAATAACACGTCTATAAACTTTCAGGATTATTTTAAAGCGGGTGATCCTATAGGGATAACAAACGCTTTTACTATTGCGAGTTCATCCTCCGTTTCCAAAACAATAACAGTAACAGATAAAGGAGATTTGTATGCTGTGTTGGAAATGCCCTCAACAGGAAGTGGCGACACACCGCCATTTATTTCCACAGAATATATAAAACTCAATGATACCGTGTTTTATGGTTTTGTTGATGTTTCAGGAATATACCCAATACTCTCCGTTTATCATAGGCAAAAACCTACTAGCGAATGGATATGGGAGGTAGCAATAAGAATAGGGACTTCTAAGACAGAAGAAGATATGAAGTCTTTTAGTGTTTCGTTCACAAGCGGATGGGATAAAGTTAATATAGGTGCGACAACAGAGACGCCTGTTTTTATAAATAGCTTGATTGCTGATTTAAACCTCGATCGTTCTCTCGCAGTCTCGACACCATACACGATTTATTCAGTGTCTCCCAATAGGATTTTGTTGAATAACCCTTCTTCTTTAAATTCAGACTGGGACAATATAGCAACAACTCCTTACACTAGCGCACGTCTTTATATTCTTGGTTATAGGCGTGAGGGCGAGTTTATCTTAAGTGGAAACAACCTTACCGAGATAAAAGCGAATTTTGTAGCCCTGCAAGGACTTTGGAAAGAAGGTCAGGACGGTCAAAAAAGAGTAGATGTTCAGGTTGCTCTGGAAGTCCAGAGAATAGACAGTAGCGGTGATCCCATCGGGTCAGCAGTTACATATACTGAAACTCTCCGTGGTTCTTCAGTATCGAAAGACAGTAAAGGTGTAACATTAAATACAGGCGCACTTACTGAAGGACGTTACAAAGTCATGGCATATCGTTTAAGCAGTACAGATTCATCTTTTGATGGAACGGTATCTGATGAAATTAAAATAAGAGATCTTTACGGTTGTATTGAACCGCCGGAAGCTAACTATGGCGCAGTCACAACAGTCTATTCCCGCACCCCGGCAACGTCCGGTGCGCTTGCGATTAAAGAGCGTAAGTTAAACATGCTTGTTACCCGCAAGATAAAGCTCTGGCAACCGGAATTCGGTACATTCACAACGGGTATTTTTCCGACAAATAGAGCTGATCATATATTCATGGCTGTTTGCCTTGATCCTACAATTGGCGGAAGGATAGGAATAACCGCTGATGATGTGGATTTTGAAAATATTTATGACACCGTACAGGAAGTCATAGAATACTTTGGGACAGAGAAAGCAGCGGAATTTTGTTATACATTTGATAACAACGACATTTCACCGGAAGAGACGCTTGGAATTATTAGCCAAGCTATTTTTTGTCAGTCATACCGTAGAGGGCGCAAAATACGGCTTCATTTTGAAAAAGAGACTGACGAAAGTGCGCTTTTATTTAATCATAGAAACAAAGATCCTAGAGTCAAAGAACAGCGGAATATCATATTTGGAACATATGAAAACTTTGACGGCGTAACAGTGTCTTACGTTGATCCGTCCGATGATTCTATTGTCGAACACTATCTTCCAGAGGATCAGTCTGCCCTTAATCCTAAAATAGTGGAAACCGTTGGTATAAGGAATAATATTCAGGCTCATTTTCTGGCATGGAGAGAATATCAAAAAATATTCTATGGATATAGCACTGTTGAATTTACGGCAACGCAAGAAGCTGATTTGCTTATCTACTATGATAGGGTATTAATCGCAGATAACACCCGTCCTTACATTCAGGACGGCGAAGTAGTTAGTCAAGACGGGCTAACTCTCACTTTGTCTCAGAAAGTCACTTTTGAGGCTGGAAAAGAATATCATATATTCTTGCAGCACTACAATGCATCAGTCGAGAGTATAGGAGTCCAGGCGGGAGATACAGCATATGAAGTGGTGTTAGCTCATGCACCTTCCTACCCTTTGGCTCTAGACAATGAGAATTACGCTAGGGCTTTATATTGGATCACCTCAGATACAGATAATGCGCCTAAGGCATATCTGATAACTGAAAAGACTCCTAATAACGATTTCACCGTTGGGATCGTTGCAAGCAACTATGACGATAGGTTTTACGCACATGACAAAGATTATGTAAAAGGAATAATAGAGTAAGGAGCGGATAGATGGCAAATGTGATAACTAGAACAGATCTTGAGAATATTAAACGGGATGGAGATGATTTCGGCGATATAGTGAATGGTGATGACACTACCGTAGTCACAACAAGGGAGGGCAGAGAAGTCAAATCCGCAGCAAAAGCAATCAAGGATCTTGAAAATACAACTGTCCCTGTTCTTGATGCTTATATTGAAGAGGCTCAGGCATGGGCAGAGAATCCAGAAGATACTCCTGTTGAAACGGGTAAGTATTCTGCATTGCATTGGGCTGCCAAATCAGAGGAACAGGCTGTAGCAGCGGCAGAAAGCGCTACAGCAGCGAATACCGCTAAAAACGATGCAGAGACAGCACAGGGCGAATCCGAGACAGCCAGAGACAAAGCCGAGGCATGGGCAGAGAATCCAGAAGATACCCCAGTCGAAACGGATAAGTATTCCGCTCTTCACTGGGCGGCGAAAGCGGAAGAACAGGCGGACTTGGCAGCAGGTTCAGCAACAGAGGCAGGAGGTTTTGCAGATAACGCCGAACTTTATTCTCAGATAGCCGCAACTGCAGGAAATTACATTGGTGATTATCCGACTACCCCGGCGGCAAATAAAGGCGAAGTGGTAAGTTACACCATCGGCGGCTTTAAACACTACTTCCAATCACTGATAGACAATAACACGAACACTCCCGCTCTAGTGTCTAGTTACTGGTTCTGCCTGACGAACTCAGGGGCGTTGAACGGCAAATCACTTGAGCAGATTATACAACCGTACTCCAACCCGCTTGAAGGTTACGCATCAACAGACCCTGCGGGTGCTTTAGGCGGCGGACTGCTTATCGGGAATCTGACCGGAACAACAAAATGGGTTGGCGGCGTTTTAGCCCCGAACGGCAAAATATACGGAATACCTCTTAACGCTACGCAGATCCTTGAGTTTGATCCATCCACGGGCACAACCAATCTTATCGGCAGTCTGAGCGGCACAAACAAGTGGGCAGGCGGCGTTTTAGCCCCGAACGGCAAAATATACGGAATACCTTATAACGCTACGCAGATACTTGAGTTTGATCCTGCGACTGGCACAACCAATCTTATCGGCAGCTTGAG